TGCGCGTTTTTTGTAGGTCTTTCCCTACCGTCTAGACGGCAAAGGGTATCCTGCGTACAGGGCCTGTGCCAATGAAAAGGAGGTCCGACTCTGAGGTGCCTCCGTTCCTGTTATTCTTTAATTCTATTCCAACCCAACTCTTCCCAGTCATCTATTTTTAATTCAGTTAAAGTATCTTTAGTACCTAGACTACCTTTAAAAAATGTATTGTAAGCAAGAGTGATTCGGTCTCCTGTACTTTCTTTTTTAGGTACTGAATGAGAAAGCTTAGATGGGAAGATCAGTAGATCATTATCCTTTACATCTACTACCCAGCTTTGTGCATTATATTTATCATAACGCTCTGAAGCAACAAGTAATTGAGATAACCCACCTCCTAAAGAATTATAGAAAGTTATCATATCCTCATTTGTTTGATGATAATAGCAGGCACTAACTAAACTATTAGAATGTGTGTGAGCTGCATGTTGATCATTTTTTCTAGTTAAATTAGTCCATGATTGAGTGATATATATATCAGTTTCTTTAGGCGGGTGTTGAGTAAAATCAAAGTAATTTCTTGTATGCAGCATTAAAGTATCTTTGAATTCTTTTAAATCTGGATGCTCTAACACATATGAATCTTTACTAGTACGATTACCTAAAGGGTTTTCTCTACTATCCTTCAGGGAATCTGTGATAACTTTCTTACCTTTGTCAGATATAATATCACCTAGATTTATCTGCCAAATTAAGCTAGGAAATAGTTCTATGTTGTTGTAGTATGGTACATCTTCAGGAGGTAAGGGCTTCTTCAAGGCTTTCATACTCTTCGGTCTCGTTATTCATGTAGTCATCAATCCTTTTAGCTTCGGCTTTAGGATCTTTAATATCTATCTCGGATTGGTTTTCTTTACCCATCCAAGTTACGTTAGCTTTCTCCATTTTTAACTGGTTCTAGTTTTTTTACTTCAGTCTCAAGCGCGGCCAGAGTATCCTGAAACTCTGATTTTCTGCGATTATATGCATTGTCAAGTTCGGTGAGCTGGACTTTGACTTCCTTAATCTCAGCTTGTTTTTGGGTGACTTTAAGTTTTTCAAGTTGCTCCTCTGATACTACATAGACTGTGCGAGTTGGTGGAGTGAAGTAATAATCAAATAGTGAGTACATTAGTATTCATTAGTAAGTGGGCATTCGGGGAAAAGAACCCAAGGAGCAAGATTCTGCTCCAAGGGTATTTCAGGTACTTTATTAGAAGGCGTATTTAGCGCCTATCTTAGTACCCCAATCATTGTCTACATCGCCAGAGGCTGTGAGAACTGACACTTCTCCATAAACATTGAGCTTTTCTGTGGCGTTCACACCTGCACCTGCCTTAGCAGAGAGCTGTGTGTCACCGTCTTCGCCGTCGGTATTTACGAGGGCAGGACCACCTTGTATATAGAAATCAAGTGCTCCTTCTGTGCCTTCGTAGCCAACATGAAAGTCGGTAGTACGACTTTTGTAGTCAGATCCTGTATAGCTCGCGTTCGATTCTACGTTGACGTAGGGACCGGCGAGGACTGGGGCTCCGATGAATGCGGAGGCTAGGATCAAGGCTAGTTTTTTCATTAAAATAGTTTAACGTGTTCGTGTATAAGGCACGCCGCGATACTTTAGTTGGGTCTTTTTTGCAGTTTGCATTAGACTTCTCCATTGTACCACATCCCCGTTCCATGATGTGGTTGTCATGCGTTCCCATTAGGGAATGAACGGACGCGACGTGGGTCTCCCTAGAATATACCAGGGATGATGCCGAGGATGATAAGTCAGGTCGGCGCTAGTTATAGGACACCTTCTTAGGCTTATCCTTTTTAGCCTTTTTCTTTTTCTTCTTTTTGTTTCCGCTTAAGAATCTATAACGGGGTGCCATTATAATCCAAGCTTTTTAATAGCTTTGTTGTATTCTTCTTTACTCATCATCCCAGTATCAAACATTACTTTATACTGAGCTGCGCGTTTTTTCTGAATACCGGTCTTAGCTTTTTTAATCATACCAGTACCGACTGGTATCTTAGCTGCATTACCCATCTTTCTTAGATGAACCTAGTACCTCAGCTGGGGTCTTACCCCAACGGTCTTTGAACTGTTGCTCAGAGAGACCTTCAGCTCCACCGCTATCTACAATAAGCTGTGCTTCTTCTTTGCTGCGGGAGCTTTTAATTCCTTGTGTTGTCATACTTTTAAATCAGAACGTTCTAGTTTTTGCATTACATCTAAACGATAAGCATCATTTGATTCATATTGTGGGCTTTCCATATCACGTACAACCTCAGCCATACTGCGATACTTATCTCCTCTCATTGAAGTCTTACCAGTTACAAGGTTAGGTTCTCTTCCTACAGCATCTTCATACTGAGCGTTAAGAGCTTTCACTGCAAACTTTACAGCAGCTTTGTTACCAGTATTCATAACTTCATCAAAGGCACTAACATCAGCTTCTGGAAGATTAGTTTCTGCCCACTTAGTGAGGTCATTATATTGATTAGGCCCACCTGCAATGTCTTGTATTTCTCTAACATCTGTATCACTCAGAGTTTGAGATGAGGCAACAAATCCTTGTTGTACTGCCTGGCCTTGAAGATAAGCTTCGACTGTTTCAGTAGGGAACCCTGCCGTAACTAACTGTGATTTCATATCATCAGTAAGAGTGCCATTGTTCTCAGCAAAATGAGTGGCCATCTTAAATGGATCGAGCCCGGCATCTTCTAGTACACCTGTAATCTGTTCTCCATAGATTTCTTCTACAGTATCATAATTAACTGAACCATCTTCTTCATATGGATTCTGAATAGACTCCTTGTTTACATCTTCAGATACCTCGTCGGGGGTACCCTCTCCCATCTTCTTTTGCAGTTCTAGGTACGCTGCCTCCAGATCTTCTGCATTTTTATATTTACCAGCAAGCAATTCAGCCTGCTCTTCAGCCATCTTCTCACCTTGAGCTAGATTCTCAGCGTCTCTAGCTTCATTAGCTGCCTCCAAATCAGGATCTTGAGAAGGATCATATGTAATTGTATCTGCCATTTGTTACGCGGGTGCGGGTTGTGGTTGTGCTTGTTGAGCACCTTGCATGCCTTGCATTACTGCTTTCATAGTATCTTTAGCTTCAGGGTTCTTTGATGGATCCATTATAGGAGCTCCTGCAAACTGACCTGCTTGCTGTGTTAAGGCTGCTTGTGTCATCTGTTGCTGTTGCTGTGCCTGTTCTTGGTTACGTTCCTGTACACTCTTAACTAAGTTAAGGTAATCAATACCTTGTGCAGCTGCCAATCTCTTGATAGCTTCATCAGGATTCATGTACTGTGCAATAGCTTCTGGCCCCATTGTCTGAGCAATAGTACCTATGAATTGTACCAATGCTTCACGATCCTGGCCTCTACCAAGAGCATTTATACCTGCTACTATAACAGGATTTACCAAACCTTTAGGTACAGGTGGGATTTTCTTAGCAATTTGTAACACATGCATCTTCCTATCTAAGTATGGTATTAAGAACTCAGTAGTTAACAGTGAGAATAAACCTCCCAGCTGCTGTTCTAATTCCATCTGTGTCATACGTACTTCTTCTGCAGTAGTACGCTCTGACTGTCTAGGATTCAGTATTAAAAATGCTTCCGCTATTCTTTTTTCTATTACACCTGCTAGGTGAAATGCTGTCTGGAAGTCTGCCTGTTTCGCCACTTGCACAACGCCAATGTCGTCAGGTCTTCCTTGTATAATAGCACCGTTAGCTGCATTAGCTAAGCTAGCTGGTTTAGTTGTGGAGGATGGAGATACTGTAAAGACAACCTTTGCTGCTGCTGCTGACCCTTCAACGAGGGCTTGCATCAATGCTTCTAAAGATTTCAGGTCGCCGAGGAACTCCTCTACTCTGGACCTACCATAATCCTCACCGTCTACTGTTACAAACCTTAGAGGTAACCATGGTGATTTCTCTTTAGGTGCTTTACCTTCAGAGCCAGGGATTAATTTATCATCAGCTTCTTGATACCAGTACCATCCTTTTTTGTTTTTCTTGACACAAGTGTAGACATCTACATCCTTGTCGTGTCCTCCTGTGCTGCTGTCAACAACTGATTGGTTATCAATAGGAGGTACTTTAAATTGCTCGCCGAGTATCTTACGGCTTACCTTTTCACGGGTTACAATCTCAGTAACATTACCGTTTCCATCTCTCTCTACTACGTACCTATTCAATGGGTACATCTTCATGCCATCTTTACCCATGTAAAGAAGAGCATTACCTGCAACAACTAAATGTTTAAGAGCTGCAAAGACTTGAACCCGATCAGTAGAAGCTGCAATGCTATCCATGACCATGCGTTCTATCTTAGCAAAGCTTAAATCTAATTCACTCTTTTGATCAGGTGTGAACTCCATTCCTAGTTTAGAATCATCTAGTTGGAGTTTGAAAAAGCTTGTAGAAGGTGGTAGTAGCCCTAGCATAAGCTTAGAGGCTAGAGTTACTACACCTTTAGCACCGACTGATTGCCAAGGAGTACTAAACCTACTGTACGGCGTGGCCGTCTCTTCTGTTAGAAGTAATGTAGGTATAGTAAGCTTAGCACAGTCGATAGCAACGTCGAGAAATGCAGAGCGATGACTAGTTAATTGACTATATCTGACTCTTGCAAGTTCCATCGTTTAATTGTTTGATTTAATATTTAAGGTATTTGATTGTCCGCCAGTACCACCTGCGGGTGCATCACCTGTGTTTACAGTACCAGTCTCAGTGGTTACTTTCTTCTCATCAGGAGCTGCTAACTGTCCAGATCCTTTCTTCCTCTTCTCTTCCCGTAACTTCTTACGGTTCTCCGTTCCCTTAACCTTTCCATCAGTACCTTTTCCTTGCTCTGTTACCACTAAGTCGGGAGCTGTTTGTGGTGGTGGAGCTACTGGAGCTGGTTGAGGAGGAGGAGGGGGGGGTGGAGGTGGAGGAGGTGGTGGGATAGGAGGAGGTGGTGGTGGAGCGGGTATGCTTGGGGGGCCTCCGCCGCACATAATTTTATTCCTCTTCTTGTAGTTTGTTTTTTAGATATCTAACGACACTCACCTGTCCACACCGATAGGCTATTTCTTTTTCAGAAAGTTTTAGTTCAGGCATGATGTCTGGAAATTTTTCCTCAAGGTCATCTATTACTAGATTGACTTCAAGCGTATTTGGGTAGATT